GCTATAGTTACTCGTAAAGTTTGAGCACCTGCGGTACCGTTATTTGTATCTGCAGCAGTACCTCCTAGCAATAAAGAAACATCTCCAATATCAATTGTAGGAGTAGCATTTAGATAAGCATTTACATCAAGCTTATTATTGGTTACTGATACAACATCATTATCGCTATCAATAATTCTTACTGCACTTTTTCCTATATCAGCCATTTAGAATTTCCTTCAATCCAGCCTTATCAATTTTTTCCATCTTATTTTTAAGCTTCATTCTTGCAACCCCTTCCAATGAATTAACTTTCCATTTTTCAAAGTTGCCTTTAATTTTAGATATTCTTTCTTGCTCAGACTCATAAGAATCTTTAATCTTTTCAAGCTTTCGTTCCCACATGATATATTCATCTTCTTTTTTACCAACCAAAGATTCAACAGATTTTAATTCAAGAGACTTATCTTCTTTCATTTCTTTTAATTTAGCACAAGCATCATCATATTTAGCTTTTTCTTCATCCGCATCTTTTTGAATTACTTTAATTTTTGCAGATACCTTCTTAGCCTCATCTGACATTTCTGTAATTTGCTTGTTATATTCAACTGATTTATCTTTGAAATATAATTCTTGATTGGATATATCTTCTTTAATAGCCCTATATTTTCTTTGAATCTCATTCAACTCATTTTCCTTTATATCTTTTTGTTTTTGAAAATAATCAACATCCGCAATTAAATCATCCGCCTTCTTCTTTTTAGTCTCAAGGTAAGCAATGTCATCATTTAACTTTAATGCCTCATTTTTAAGTACTTTAACATTCTTATTAATGGAACTTTCTTCATTCTTAAGAGTTAAAAGATGGGACTCCCTATCTTCAACATTTTTGGACATATCATATAATTTGAGTTTTTCTTTGGACAATAAACTTTTACTACTAGAAATTTCTTTTGAAATTGATTTGATTTCATTATTTAAAGATTTATTTTCTTTATCTAATGATTTAATTTCACTTTCTTTATCCTTGATATTGTTACCAAGTGTCTTATTCCTAGCATCAAGAGATTTATTCTTTTTTAGAATTGCTTGATTTAAATCCTTATTGCTAATAAGTATTTTTCTTTTACCTATCGTAGCCATGAAATCTCCTTAATGAAAAGATATTATTGTAAAAACTTCATCACTACCTTCATCGGTTTTCATATTAACTTGGTCTATCAATAAATTGCTTATAGTTAGTGGAAAATCATTATAAAGCAATATTATTTCATCTCCATATGTTCCATTAATCTTTAATTTAACTTTGATTTGGTCAGTCGCATCATTGGTGCTATAAGGAATTAACATAATTTCTTTAGCTGGATTACCTGCCCAATCAGCACTTTCTCCTTTATCTCCAGTAGTTCCATAAGCTGTTTCAAGAGTTACTTGTTCTGATTTATAATCTTCATATACTTGCAAGTTACTTGCTTCTGCTACCGTATATTTATGTAATGGTTTTGTCATTTTTATTCTCCTTTCAAGAGTTATACTTTAAGGTCTTGACCAGACCGTGAGTGTATTATTTATTATAATCTTTTATAATTTTTACTAATATATGTATAAATGTAGCCCCTAATATCCCAAGCCTTAACATATCAGGAAGAACTTCCCAAAAGCTCAATGCTACACCACCTGCTCCTTGAGCAACCGTCATAAGCGTATCTTTATCCATCTTCATCCTTTTTTAATTGCATAAGAACCTCAAGAGCTCCTTCTGCTTTAATTGTCATTATTTTATAATTTTGCAATTGATTTTGTATGTTTTCAATTGCTTCATCAATACTTATTTGTTTTTTTTCTTTTACCTCTTTTACCTCTTTGCTCATTTTATTATTCCTATTTATTAAGATTTATCCGTATAGCATGGAATATAATGCACCGTACCATTAATATTAATTTTCATCCAAGCATCTGCGGTATCTATATCAGGATGCGCACTTCCACTATCTATAGCTTTATGAGTTCCTTTATTTGCATCAAAACTAAACACACATGCATCTGTAATAGCTGCACTACCAAGCAATTGTGGTTGCTCAAGTTTAATATAATTATGACGAGTCAATGTATAATTACCAGAATACAAAGGGTCTATAGACATACTTGAAACATAACCATCATCGAGATTCTCAGCTAAAATTCCACTACCTTCAATATCTAATGCAGTAATGGCAATAGGAGCGCTACCAGTCCTATCTCCATTTATTTGTAAAACAGCAGAATTATCTGAAGTATTAACTTTAATAACATCTAAATTACCATCTGAACCAATTTGAAGGGCTCCAGTAGTATTGTCAATTAAAGTAATTTGAGATGCTTCACCTGATAAATTAATATCTCCGCCAGTCACGGTCAAATCACCAGCAATTGTTACATTATCAGATGTATCCATTGTAATAGTATTCCCACCATCTGATGCTTTTATGACATTTCCATTTACTTGCAATGTACCTTGCAATGTAACATTTTCAGAAGAATCTATAATTACACTATCCGTTTGATTATTAGTTCCTATATTAATTTGTTTGCTTGCTGCTGCCTTAATAAGCATATTTCCATCTGAATAAATATTAGCAACATCACTTCCGCTACCTGAAGAAAAATTTAATTCTGTAGAAGAATTGCTTACAATGTCAACATTTCCTGTAATAGTTAAATTATCATTGACCGTAGTTTCGGATGTTGTATGGCCTATTGATACAGCAATACCACTTGCTTCAGTTGCTATTTTTAATGCTCCTGTAGCATTAGTTACATAAGAATTTGACCCATCATGATATATAGTCATATCTCCACCATCACCAATTTTTATAGGGCTACTATCAGTTAGCTCTAAAGCATCATCAGATTCATCCCACAACATAAAACTTCCACTTGTAGCTCCAAAAAACTTAACATCATGACCTGTATCGTTAACACCTATTGTTAATGTTGAGGTTAATGTAGAAGCTCCGCCAACAGTTAATGTACCATCAATACTTAAACTATCGTTAGTTGATGTTGAATTTGTTGCTTTGCTTAAACCGTCTGTTGTCCAAGATGTTGAATTATATGCCATTTAATTTTCCTTACATTCTAGGCACGGATAATACCCGTACACCACTTTTTCTTGATGGATAACCTTTTAATTCTTTTTCGTACATAACTCTATAATATTGAGCTTTTTGCAAATCTCCCATATCTTCATACATTCTTGCTTTTAAATAACAAAGAATACATTCTTGTAATCCTGTATCTACACCATTAGTAGTAGATAATTCGTGTCCTAAAGAAGATGTGCTTACAGATTCATATTTTGAATGATATGTAATTCTAAGACCATTTGCTACATCTGTTTCAGATTGAAAAGAATCATACTTCTCTTTAGTAGCTTCTCCTGATGTTGATGTTGTATCTAATTCAACAACCGCTAATCTTTTATCATCATTGTACCAAGCAAAATAATCATTTGGATAAGTTCTATTTGCCATAATTCTCCTAAGTTAAAGAATCGTCTGAAGCTTCAGTATCATCACGCAATACATTGTGAGGGTCTGCAAGCTTAGGTATTCTTACATATCTATCATTTGTATCTTTAATTTCAACTTTTACTATATCAATAACTTGGTCATCTAATCCATACCATCTTTTATATTGTTCTAATGCTGTAGTTGAAGATACTGTATAATCTTGTTTTTTTGAAGACATATCAATTAATGCATCATTAATTAATTGTATCATATATTTTTCAGGTTGCCTTCCAAACATTTTTTCAATTTGTTGTATAATATCATTTGCTGTCATTATTTAGACTCCTTAGGCTGTTGAGTTGCCCCTATTACCATTTGCAACCCTTGTTGGTAATTTTGCTTTAATGTTGCCAATTGTGGAGCATACACTTCTTGGTCTTCTTCATCCAACATAAGTCTTTCAATTGCTCTAACTGCTGCGTATAATACAACAAGATATTCAGCTTCATCAGGGAAATTAACAATTGCTGAATCCCCATGAGCTGGAGATGGAAATGCTACATGATGCACTCTTGCAGGTTGATTTGCTGAAGGGTCAGGTTTAACAAATAGTTTCGGGTCCCCACCTGTATCGCTTGTAGTCCAATAAACAGGGTCAGTTGCACTAGCTTCATACATCATGTGTCCTGAGCTTGAGCTAGCCATCCCTCCATACATTGAAGGTATTTTTCTACAAGGAGTATGAAATCCAGAATCTGCATTTTCACGAGTTACATGAAAAACTTTTCCCGTTGCATCTAAATCCATAGGTGTAGAAGATGTTAATGCTGTCATCGTTGAACATTCCATTTTTAATTCATTAGGAAATATATTAATAAGTTCTTTTACCCCATCCGTCAACCATTGTGTAAGAGCAGCATCATCTCCAACACTTCCTGTCATATCTTCAATTTGAGTCTTGAAAGTAGCCATTATCTAGCATTCCTTTCCGCTATATCTTGGTCCATTGTTGTTTGGCTAAACTCAAACTTGGTTTGACCTGACCAAGTTGTTCGCATATTTACATGGTCTTTTGTATTATTAAAATTAGCACCAAATGCACGACCACATTTACATACATGGCTTTCATCCATTTTAAACTCTACAGTTTTACTGCAACCATCACAATAATATGTTCGTGTTCTAGCCATATGTAGTTTCGCTTCTATTACGAGCATCATTACTTATTATAAGTCCTTCTCCAGACCTTTCCATTTCTTTAGCTTCTTCTATACCTTCTTTATCATATGAAAGCTTTTCAACTTCTCCTGTTTGATTATTTAATACGGTAGGCATATTATTTACTCCTATATAAAATTGTTAAATTCTTTATGGGATTCGGAGTAAGCCCTTTATACGACTTACTCCATAGTTCCCAATAACTATTAACCCTTATGTGTTCGGATTATGCAAATGGTGTGACAACAGTTCCTTCAGAATACACAACTGCTTCTATTTGCCACATTTTATCGCTTAAACCTACAAGTTCAACTGTTCCAGCAAAACCACTTGTTCCACCATTTAATGTGAAAACATCATCATTAGTTTCGTCTGCAGCAAAAATTTCGGTTTGTGCTACCGTTCCATCAGCATCTAGCATTAGAGCGTATCCACTAAATAAAGTAGTTGTTGCATCACATGTAATAGTATGACTACCACTTGTGTTTGCTGCAAAAACTATTTTAATTCTATCTCCAACGTTTGGTGCAGGTAAAGTAACAGCGCAACCATCTAAATCGCTAACGAGATAACAAAATCCGTCAGCTGCTGCAAAGGCTGCAGTTTTAGCTGAAAACTTCCAGTTGTCTACTTGTTGACCATAACTATTACTACTTGAGTTTAATACATCACTTCTCATAATTATGCTCCTTCTATGTTAAACAACGCATGTGTTTCAGGAAGAGAGATTTCAAGACCTGCTTCTGTAAGAATCATATCTTTTCGTAAATCCTCATCTGCTTGTTGCACATTTGTTGTAATTGCTGTGTCACGATTAACACCATTACCAACGAGTGGTCTATAAGACACATGGTCTAAATCAACTAAAGCCATAAACGTAGAAGATAAACCTCTAAATAAAGGTTCTTTCACAAGCGATAAATCACCGTGAATTGTTTCTATTTTCATGATTTTATGACCAAATGTTCCATTAGAACGCTCAAACATATATCGTCCTGGATTATCTTCAGTTCCTCCAAAAGAATCATCTACAAAAGAACTTCCACCTATTTTATTAAATAGAGATATTACAGGAAGACTACATAAAGCTAACTTAGATGATGAACCACCTCTTGCAGGGTCAAAAACAACCTCTAAATCAGAAAGGAAGTTATCATATGTCATTGAGCCTGAAGCTATTGATTTATGATAAGCTTTACCTTCCGAATAAGATAATTGAGTTGTATCTGCTACTGGTGCTACACCTTCAGCAATAATGTGACCAACAACTCCTTCGGAATATTGAACACCACCAACTGAAGCTCTTTGACCAAATAACATTGCTCTTTCAATATCGATTTTATGTTCTCTTAATTTAAGATTCCATAATCTTGCCCATTCATCAGAATAGCCTCGATACACAGTTGCTCTAGCAGTATTAGTCATTTCACACGCTGTTTTGAAGATTTGAGTATACCCATAATCATTATCAAGCTCTTGTGACCATACATCTGGAGCTCCTGAACCTTCTGCATATGCAGTTCCAATTACTTGACAATTAACAGCAGTACTAGAGCCATCAATTGTTACCGCAACACTAGATTCTCTTAACCATCTTATTTCTATTTCAGTAGCTGAATTAACTGCTGTAATAACGCATGTTGCAGAATTACTTCCTGCTCCTGCTCCTGAATGAGCTGCAGAAACCATAACAACCATACCTTTAATAAGCCATGGAGAAGAAGATACAGTCATTGTATCCGTAGTATCTTCAGCTATTGCTCCAAGGTTACTAGAGGTTGTAAACGTTCTATCAGTAATCGCAATTTTAGTTCTATCTTCCAAAAATCGGAATTGCGAATCCGATGTTGGAACTTTACCTACTTTTGACAAGTAAATAAAAAACGGCGACTCTTCTGGGGCTAATTCAGCAATTCTATCACTAAAATCGTATAATCTTCTTGACGCATTCGATAATGATAAACCACTTTGTGACCCAGGAGTAGCGAATTTTACTTGTCCACTATTATAATTTGCCATTATAATCTCCTATTTGATTTTATAAAACATTATTACGGCTACCAGCTTTCACAACGCTATCCCACATTGAATCTTCATCAGACTTCGGACCTCTAGGACGTTCTCCTTGAAGAACACCTGTAGGTTGAGGCTGTTGTTGTACATCGCGTACTTTATCAAGTGGGTTATCACCATGACTCTCTGCTGGAGCCTGAGATACAGCTTTCCACATTTTAATAACATTCTCTAAACCATACTCAGAAGGATGTTTATCCGCAAAGTTCATAAAAGAATTAATTTCATCAGTATTCATCCCTTGAGATGCTAACTGTGATTGTAATTGACTTCTACCTGTTTGTTGACGTATTCCATCAGTTGCTTGGTTTACAGCACTATTAATGGTTTGCTGCATTTCTTGCATCCTATATTGATAAGATGCAGATGCTGGGTCATTGTAGGCTTCCCATGGGTCAAACTCGTCTGGCTTTAACGCTGCTTGAGGTTGAGCTTCTGGTTGACCACCTGCCTTATTTGCAATTGCTTGCACAACATCAGGACGTGATTCCAAAAATCTACCAACTTCTTCGTATTGTTTTAGCTTTTGATTTTCCGCAGATAGTTTATCCTTTTCAGATTGGAAGTACTTTGCTTGTTGTTCCCAATTCTCAGTAGAACTCTCCTGCGTATTAACCTGTTCATCTTGCCCTATAGAATCATTGGTTTGTCCCATATCTTCATTAAATGGAACTCCAAATTCATCTACGTTTTGATTTTGATTATCTGTCATTATAATCTCCTTTTGCTATTTCTTGTCACTTTTTTGAGTTTGACTACGTTTCTCTGCCTCGGTGGCTAAACGTAATTTCTCAGATTCAAGTTTAACAGCGTTACTAAGTCTACCGACAGCAATCTTGCTATCAGCCTTGGAGCTTTGTTCTTGCTCCTTAAGTCTTCCTTTAAATTTCTCAACTTCAGTTTGTTTACGTAAATTAATAGATTCTCTATCTCTAGTTTGTAAATCACCGCTCAATTTCTTAATTTGCTCTTGAGCACCTTTAAGCTGTTGTTGTAATTGTTGCACGACATCCATTCTTTGCAATACTCCTGACTTGTCAAATATCTCTGTCTTTTTAAGAGCCTCTTGCCTATCAATAAGTCCAGCTTGATATGCTTCCATGTATATATTCCATTCGCCCCATTTATTTGAAGGCATTGTAGAATTACCTATAACTCTTATATCAAATTGACCAATAGATACATCGTTTTCAATATTCATTAATTCTTTAGTCTTATCATCATACAATCTTTTATTTATCGTATATTCATCAATATCATTATTTGGTTGTGCAATTCTAAATGTTTTCTTAAAATCATAATGAGATTTAGACAAATTATAAACAACTCTTCCAAGTCGCTTTAAGCTACCTTCAATATCACGAAGTTTTGATTTAGAACGTCTTTGACCAAAGTCTTCTAACATCATTGTAGCAGATGAAGTTTTTGGTGCAACCTCAGTATTCCCTTGCATCATTTCAAAAATACCCATATTAAGGTCAATATACTTCTCAACCAATTGAGGTAACTGCATTATAGAGTTAGCTAAAGGTTGAGGAGATGGAAAGTGTGGTTCCCCAAAAGATGAATCATATTCTATTGTGGCATTAGGATTTGCCCAATCACGTTCTAATTCTTCCATGTCTTGGACGCTTCCTTGAGGTACGAGTAACTTTAGGCCTGAAGACGCTTGAGCATGCGAGGTAATTAATGATACCGTCTTATTGAGGAACCTTTGAAAATCTTTATTCTTTCTTATATCGCTCATTGGATATGGAGTATTTGTCCATATATTTGGAACAGGGACTATTGGGTATACATCTGTATCTAATACTCTTTCATATAAAACTACTTGACCAACACAGCATGTTATTTTAATTCTTGTTTGTAATACTTCTACAAAATCTATCATGCCTTCATCGACAGCAACTCTTGTTTGAGGGTCTTGCATAATTGTAGACAAAGCTTGCTCATCAACTATTTTTTCATCACCAGTCTGAAGATTCACCATTCTAAAATATGGAACTTTAATTTTTGAAAATGATTCAATTAATCTATATTTACTTGTTTCAAATGTATCATAATCTTTAACTATGTCTGGGGTAAACCTAGGTTTTACTTGAGCATTAGTAGAGCTTGGATAATCTTCTTCATGAGAAATAGTATCAAGTTCGTCTATTATGGCTTTTTCTTCACCTTCATTAACTTGACCTAATTGAGGATATAAATCTAATAATTGTTGCTTTGTAAATATAGTTGATAGCATAATACCAGAGGCATCATCAAACCAACGATTTCTAGCATTTGGGTCAACTACAACTCTAAATGGGTCAACATAGGTAAACTTAACTTCACCTCTACCGTAATCAGCCTCAGAATCAATATATGAATAAAAATATCCAAGACCAGTAACAGCATAGTCGTGGATTACTTGCTTAAATGTTTCGTTACCATCGGATATATCCCAAATATATTCAAGCATAATCTTCCATACATTTGCTAATTTATTATCAGAATCTTCTCTTCCGACAGCAGAAAACTTAGGAGGCTTAGATGTTATAATTGCTTTGAATTGCTCTATAGCAGAATAAAGTCTATCAATAGGCATAGCAGATTGATTTCGTTCAGCAAGAGCATTTATCTCATCTTCGGTAAAATGATTACCTAAATAGAAGTCAATATCTTCTCTAGCTTGTGTATCCCAGTCTTTACGTGCGTCTGACCATCGGTCCCATAACTCACGTATCTCTTTAACTCTAATATCTTCTTGAATCATGGTCGATAATATACTGATAATTTATTGTAAAATGCAAATCACAGTCTCCTTCCTGTCATCCAGTCGTAGATTTTGCGCTTATAAGTATAGCTTCCATCTTTATTTTTCTCCTTCTGTTTTGTGCCTGCTTTTGGATTTCCACGAGCAAATTGAGTAGATAACCAAAACGCATCAATACAGTCATCATGTGAACCTTTTGGAAAATCTAATAGTTCTCCAATAAATTCATGATGATTCTTCTTAAGATGAACAGCTCCTTGTTTAAACATAGGTTGAAGTCCTTCGAATAACCTATCTTTCTTTTTCTTGTTTCCGTAACCCTTTATCCCTTTTTCAATACCAGGAATAAACAAACCTTCTTTTTTACTCCGTTTATATACATAATCTCTTAACATTTCTTGATATGCAATTGTTTCAATATTTACTCTTCTAACTGGTGAATATCGTTTAACGAGTGTAAATATTTCGTCTGCACAGTCCATTGGCAATACTCTTTTTCTCCAATACTCAAGAACGTAATAATCAAACTCGGCAGTAACACCGATAACCATAATAACGCTAAAGTCGCTATAACTATTGATTGACGAAGCAGGGTCCACGCCGATATAGATATTGATGTACTTTTTAGTTCCATCGTCCAACTTAATATACCAACTATCACTTTCGTCATCAAATCTTGCATTGCCTTTATAATACCCATCATTAATATCCTCCTCACTAAATATCTGGTCTTCAGGAGATTTAGCTTGGTTCATATACTCTTGGTAAAACTTGGCAGGGGTGCCTGAATCGATATAAAATTGTTTTCTTTGTTCTAGTTTTGTAAGTGGCCATCTTGAAGGCCATAGTGGAGTACCATCATCTAGTATAGCTTTATATGTTACAACATCCCATGAAAAGTCTTCTCCGCTCTTTTTTGCATTATCATGTTCTCTAACTAACCCATTCAAGAATGAATCATAGTGAACAATTGTTCCATTACACCATAAAAACCCATTTTTATCAAAATCAATAGCTGGATAAACAGCAGCAGTTACCCAGTTCTTTATTTGTTGCCTTCCCTCAGGAGTCTTAGTATTTAGCTCTGATTCGAAGTCATCAAGTATCATTCCAGTATATCTTGTTGATAATTGTTTTTTACCACGCAATCTTTGAGATGTACCCTTTGCAATCATTCTACACCCATTACTAAGAGTAAACTCACTCTTTGTCCATTTGTCACCTTGCAAATCTCCAAAGTAGTAATGGATGGCAGGGTTTTCATATATATGAGTCATTATCCAATTAAGGTTATCAATAGCTTGGTCTTGAGCCTCTCCTATCCAAGCAATAAACTCAGGTGTTTCTTTTGTTGCAAATAAGAATCTATGTAGTACTGCGGTGGCTGCTAAGGTGGATTTAGCATGGTCCCTAGGTAAAACTAGGGCTAATTGTTGTATTTCTTTATCAATTAATAAACCTCCAACCTTTCGGTGGAAGTTAGGTGTAGCGGATGCTAAAAAGTCTTGTGGCGAAAATAGTTTACCAAATGTAATTAAATCAGTATATGCGGTATGCAATACTTCTTCATTCTTTGAAACATTGCCATTAAGATTTAAATTGGCCATTTATTTTAATTCATCTAATAATGGAGATTTTTTTCTTTCATAACTTCCAGTTCTTATGCCTCTAAGCAATGCGTTTATAAGCCCGCCTGTTTCTCCGCGTGTTTGTTCCATAGGTGGAAGTCTATCACTTAAACCTTTTGTATCGTTTCTAAGAGCCATGTCAATAACATCTTCTAGTAAAGTGTCATTACCTTTAGATGGTAGCAGATGTTTTAATATGGCATTTGGATTTTGATATGCCATACTTGTTTCCATAAGAGCATTTGGTTTTATTGGTCCATATTCATCTTGCTCAATAAGCGTATCTATATTTGAATGGCCATTTGCTTTATTATGCAGCATATTTAAACCTGCGACCCCCATTGGACCAGTCCCTAATCCTAAGAGCATCTTAAGTAAAGGATTTTGTAAAAAATCCATTTTTGATTCTGTTTCAGAACCTTTTTGAGTTATTTGTGAATGGCCATTTTCAGGAATGTAACCAAATTCTTTTAATAGTTCATTCATTACCCACGTAGGATTTCTTCCGTATTCATAGCTGTTTAATCTTCTAATTTCTTGCTCTGTTGGTGGTGAGTTATGTGTTACTGCATCATATTCAGACATTTTTATCCCTTCTTTAAAATTTTTTGTGTCAAATCCATTAATATATCTTTCTGGGCTATCATCATGTTTAAACTTTGATGGCCATTTTAATTTTCCATCTATTAATTTAGGTGCAACCCCAGCTTTCCAAGCAGAAACATAATCATATTTAGTATCTGGATAGATATTGCTATATGGGTCTACAATATTATATTTTTTTACAAATTCTTCAAAGGTCACTTTTATACCTTTAAACTTCTACAAAACCATCCATACCAAAATTTCATTTGTTTTGGATTGGCTATAACTATCTTTGCGAACTTAAGAGCTCGAAATGCTCTAACTCGTTCAACGCTTAATTTTTCTATTGCTTTTATTGTGTTTGGTCCAATTTTACCATCAACATCAATATCAGCACCTTTACCATTAGCAGTTTCTTGTAATACCTTAATTGCACCACTTATACCAAAATTAACACACATATCGAAATATATTGCTTGAAGCTTGCTTGGGACCTTGTCACACTTGCCTCTAACCCAATAATCATCCCAATAGATGTCAATTGCCTCATCTTCTTTTAAATTGAATATGTCTACATCGGGATAAGCTCGCTTACTTATACCAAAATTAGTTTCACCACCTTTATCGGTTGAATCATTAACATATCCACCTTCTTCTTCTAAAGTGTGATTAACTATTTCAAAAAATTGTTGTGGTCTAGCCTCAACCATTATGCTTCTCCTTCAACATTCATTGTGCCATACAATACCGTAGGCTTATTATTAAGTGTAAATTGAGAATCGCAGTATGGACACATCCATTCTTCGACCTCGTCAAATTCGTTCAAGACTCCAACTCTTTTTGAAGTCTTACTATTTAAATACAGATTTCGCTTGCAAATAGGGCAATTATCCCTCTTTTTCTGCGTGAGCGATGAGTTCCTTAGTGCCATTGAGTGCCTCCAGTTGTTCAGGTGAAAAACCAGCCCATACAGTAAGTTGTTCTGATTTTGTTTCTTGAGTGTCGAATAACCCTGCAATCTTCGTCAGACTCTCTAATGCCCTTAAGCAATCAGATTCTTTATCGGCAATATCTACAACATTTTTGTATTTACCAATAATCCACTCAGGTGTTACACCTTCAGAGGCTAAAACTTCTTGAATTTCTTTTTTAATCATCTTTTGTACACTTTCCGTCTTTAGTAGACTACTTGTTCTACGTTTGATATATGATTCACTTTTTGCATCGGGGTGTGATTTCTTATAAGCTTCAATAGCATTATCCCCTTTTGCAACATATTGTGCAAATAATTGTTGTTTACCACTAACCTTGTCCGTATCAAATGAGTGTTTACCCGAAAATGAGTAGATATTGTCAGCAATACCCTTCTCCCCTATCATATCAAACTTAGCAGTAATGTCATATGTTCCACATAATGTACGAATGCACATTTTTTTACCAATTTTAGACTTTTTAAGGATTTGACATACATATCCATCATCGGTTAATACCCAATCTCCTTCATCGGCTAGTCTCCAATCCTCCGAAACAGGTATATTTTGTACAAATGCTTGAAATTCACCTAGATTATCGTACAAATAGTGTCTAGTTTCTTTTATGTCCTTGAAATCCATGAAATAATATAAGAATAAAATATTATAAATTCCAAATCCCCCCCTGTTAACAGTTAACAGTTAATATATAATACTATATATATACTATATTATATATAATAAAGAAAAAAATAATAGTAATTATACAAAAAGAAAGAAATTGCAAAAAATTACAAAAAAAAATATTTTCAAAAATTTATATTAGCATGAGTGTCGGTCTTTTTTTACGCATGCCCCTCCCCCCAAAGTTCCGTTGCCCTTTCCTCGTAGTGTTGCATTTTTGGTTTTTTATTATAATATTGATTGAAATTTATACATTTTTTTAAACTATATAGTTAAAAGTAAACCATAACAAAAAACCCCACTATTAAATGGGGTTTATTTGTTTAATACTCCGTATTTGCCGAGCTTATTATTTTAAATAACTATTAAATAATAAATTATTATACAACACCTCTAATTGTATTGGTTTTAATTTATATTGTTTAATGATACTAAGCTTGCTAAACATTCCAAAACTAATATGACTATGATATCCGTTCAATAGTTTCATGTGGTGTTTAATATGCTTTATAGTTACTATTAATAATACACCTTTAAGTATATTCATATTTCGTTTATGCTCTTGTACTATAGTGTTATTACTTGTTGCATACATAATACTATTAACTCCTTTATTGATTACACGATTATTAAACATTCTCATTGTTACCTAGTCTAAATATTAACTCCTCAATTACTTTGTGAGTAGCTAACTCTCTATATGATTCCGTTAGTTCATCACTAAAACCACCATTTTTTAAATGTTCTATGCACATATCAAATGTAGTTTTTAGAGATTTCATTTTTTCATTAGCTCCTTCTACATCTTCTCTAATATCAATCATATCATCATGGCTAATATAATCCTCACTATATCCAAACTCATCACTTAATATATCTTTTACTTCATATTCATTGACTTTATCATCTAGGTTTGATTTCATATCATCTAGTGTTGATTGCATATCATGTACCATATCATCAATATTTTCAACATTAAAACTATCATATATATTATTAACCCTATCTAATAATATTGTGTGTAAACTAGCACGATTATCAATACATTTAGTTTGATATAGGTTTATATCCTCTATATTATTGCATAACAAGTATTTTATATTACTTATTAATGTTACTATTGGTTTGATTATTTTATTAATATATTTCATGTTTTTTTCGTCCTTATTTATTTATTGTTTTGTTACATCATTGTAACTAATTAATAATAAGCATAAATATTTATATAATCCAACATATTTTAATTATTTTATTTATTTTACTTGACTTCGGGGTTTTCATTTTTGTATATTGGTTTATCGCTTTTTGACATAATTATAAAATACTTGTGAAAGTAAAAGTTTATTCAAATCAGTAAAAGGTAAACAATAAGTAAAAGTAAAGGAAAACAACAAAATGAGTCTAATTAATAAACTAAACATAAAACAAGCAACAAAGAAAACAACAAGTAAAAAATCATCAATTGAAGACCAATTGCACAAACTGATTTACTCGGCAATTGATAAAGCAATTAAAAATGATAAAGAGTTGTCAAAGTATTATAATGATAACTTAACAATTGACACCTATGTACAAGATAAAGACAATGAGGTCAAACTTGTTGAAGTCCGTAATGCACAAGCAATAACAATACCAATTGACAATGTTGAATTGAAAAACGGCGAACAATCGCACACAATTGATAAAGCATTAAAAGTTGGAGAAATTCAAGTTTATTTCAAAGGCATAAAAAAACAAGTTGCTGAATATGTAAAAACACCAAAAAACAACAAGTAACAAACAACGAGTACAAAACAACGAAGCCCAATCAGTAGAAATATTGATTGGGTTTTTTGTTACATCAAGTTTTTATATCTACTGAAAATTTAAAGTAAAAGTAAAGGTAAAGGTAAAGGAACAGTAAATGCAATTTGACGAAAACAAATACAAAATAGTAAAGATAAAGGGTAATCACGGCACACAGTTTGTTATTACTGAAAAGTTCTACAATTGTGAAGGCTGTAATAAAGAAATGAAAAAGGATTTGATGCAATTGCTTACATGGACTGATAAAGATAACTATCATAGAAGTATGTTGTGTTGCCGTAGTTGTAGACATGAAGCAATCGAACTGTTTAAAGCATCAGAAACAAGATTCGTCCAATAGGTTATTGAGAGCCAATAAGACCCTGTGCAGTATGTTGAAATAAACACCACAATCTTAAAGGCTCTCAGTAATTGTAAAGTAAAAGTAAAGGAAAAGGAGTAACTGATGGTAGCAAAAGTAAAAGTATATGATTCAAATGGTAATCAAAGATATGACTGGCTATGTGAAGCCTTTGGTAATTAAAAAGGAGTAACTGATATGTTTATGAAAATTAAAGAATATTATTCACACTGTTATTTGTGCAAAGGAAAGTATTTAATTGAAGTGTTTGGAGACACAACAGCAAAAGTAAAAAGAATACATAAATGTAAATGTGAATCATAAAGGAGTAGCTGATGAAAAGTAAAGTGATAACAATCGAATATAGTGTAGAGCTACATGACTGCTTTCACTACAGAGTAGAAGAATGGAAAGGAAAGAAAGTGCTACTTGGTTGGCCAGGAACAGATAGTGAAAGTGACTGCAAGTATGATATAACCGATATATCCGATATGTCTGTTTATGAATTTGATATATTATATATGAGGCTTGCTGTACATGGACATTTGCTTGACTTGGAACGGACTATACAAGAGCAAACACCAATATTTGCTGATAATAGTTGGAAGATAGCAATGGCGATAGGCAAAACTACAATTTAATAATATAAAAGGAGTAGCTGATGAAGAGTAATAAAGAAAAATTAGTAAGTATAATAGCTAATTTTATTCTTTGGAACACTACAGAATATGATGAAGATTTAGCTAGGGAATATGTAGGAACAGAAGAGAAGGATTATATAGATGATTTATTTAAATAAAAGGAGTAACTGATGAAAGAAGAGATTGAAAGCACAAAAGGTAAAGGACTGATAGCAGGCTATGAGCCAAATAGATTATCATTCTACATATTACTGTTGGAATCAAGGCGATTAGATGAACTGTATGAAGTGTTATGGAAAGATATGGAAAAGTATAAAACACCTGAAAAATTTTATAAAGAAAAAGGAGATACTGATGGAAGTGAATGACATAATAAGTCATATAATGACAAAGATAAATGATACTGATGAACTTAATCATCTGAATAAAGTGATTAATATGAGGCGAGTAGATATTGCCAGAGGATTAAAACATTCATTATTGCCAGGCGATAGAGTTAAAGTAGATAATCAGAAAGTTGGCTATGGACACATTGTTAAGGTAAAAAGAACTAAGGCTATTGTTAGAGATGATAATAATCAGCAATGGGATATTCCATTAACACTGATAAGCACACATAATATTGAACACAAAGTAAGATAATCAAAAGGAGACAGTATGAGTAAACAACCTAAATGTCCATTCGAGGATGCAGTAGTAGGAGAAGAGTCAGAAACAGTATCAAATCCATTCACAGGATTTAAATGTGAATTGACACCTGATGCAGTAGCAACCTATGATGTTATAAAGGGAGCTGAAATGCTAGGTCAATCAAAATTAGTAAGACAGGGTCTTGATTGGTTTAGAAAGCATTATACAAAAGAATACATGATACTGTTGGATTAATATGGAATATGCATTCAGCTGTAGAGGCTGCCATAAACCAGACAAAGACTATTGGTATGATGATGAAATGGATGGAGCAAATAAGATAGTATCTGGGGATGATTTCCCATTCAATACACCAACAGTTGAATTTCATAAGTGGTCAAGAGCAGATGCTTATGGAATATTTACAGGTCTTTACTGTGATAAGTGTTATGATGATTCAAACATATACACATACAGGAAAGATGAGTATCATGATGAAGGATATGCTGGAGAACAGTTATATCCTGATGAATAGGAGGAAATAGGATGGTTCGGACTGCTATTTATACGCAACCATTAAACACAGATAATCGAGCAGGGAATGTCTGTATCCTTATATGTTGAGAGCCAATAACTGGTCCTATTGCATATTTGATAGTCCCGAAACACAAGATAAAACAGTTTGCTATCCTTGTGTATGCAATTCTGTGCCTGAGGTAGGGGTTAAGTAGCTTGTATCGCCAGCTACGCAGAAAAAAGGAATATGTGAGGCTCTCAGCAATATTAAGTGTGTGGCAGTATAGGTCGATGAAGCATGAGAGTGATGACCGCAGGTGTCATTAGTGTTCATAGCGGGTGAACAGCTCAATACTGCATACGCAACTGTCACACAATATTAATGGTCAGTAGTGTGATAAATGTTATTATCAGAGTTGAAATAGACCTCATTATAGCTACCTGCTGACCACAAATTTGAAACAAGGAGATGTAATGGATATAACAAAACAGCAATGGGATGCATTTAAGCTTACCCAGAAGCTTGCAAAAAGAATGATGTATGACATATTCTCACCAGAGGCAGTAAGAGATAGTGGTCTGGATAAGGATACATACATGTACATAATCAACCATAAAACTGAATTGCATGAGCAATTTGATAAAGGAGATACTGATGAGTAAAGAATGCAAACATCTTATGAATCCAGACACTTGCATCGACTGTAACAAGGAAGATAAAACATTTGTACTTAAACCAATAGAAGTAACAGAAGACCATTTAGATAGTATATTGGTTGGTTGCTTTGAAGGTGGCAGTAACTATTGGATACGTAAAATAGAAGTAGCTAAAGATGATTACAAAGGCAAGAAGCGTGCATCTGAGTGTGTAGCTGCAGGTGGTGAGCTATGGATATATACTGATGGTGACGGAATGCATAGATTAACAAAACCATCTCTTATACAAGGATTACAGATGTATCTTGATGAGAGCACATATCAGTATTGGCCACATGGAAGTGATGCACAGACATATGATTTAATATTGCAATATGCTCTGTTTAAGGAGATTGTTTATGGATAATAGGATAGATAAAAGAAGTATTGAGAAGTGGATTAACGGAGAAAGTGGCATGGCAGTAGAAATACTTGTAGATATATTTAATGGAGATTATTCAGTAGAGAATTTCAGGGAAGATGTATTATCATACTTTGAGCCTGATGATAGAGATGAGAGTTGGATAACATTTACAGATAAAGATAAATAAAAAAAGGAGACAGTTATGCCTATTACTGATAAATATAAAATAGTTCCTATAGTAGATGCAGAAGAAAGAACCTGTAAATGTTGGAGTTGTGACAAAACTCTTAATATAGGAGATAGCATACAGTATGAAACAAGTGGTTATACTACATATTGTGATGATACAGAATGTACGGAGGGAGTTGCTACTTATGGTACTCATCTGGAAGATTGTTGGTGGGGAGATTTTGAAGATGAAGTATATGTAAATGAACAGGGTAATATACTGAAAGACGATAAGGGATTCCCTATAATAGTTGAAAGGAGTAAAGATGGACTGGAGTAAATTAACAGACGAAGACTGGGATATAATATGGAAACATCACCAATCATGTGGAGAGGCTGCCTATGATGACTGGTGTGATGAATTAGACAGACAAATGAATAAACAAATTAAGGATAAAACTGATGAAGAGTAAAAGATGGCATCACTATAAAAATAATGAATTAATAGGTGTTATGGACTGGGAAGACCTACCTGAGATTTGTCATAAATGGTGGGAAGATACTATAAATGATTACAATGGGAGATTTAGGATTGAGCAAAAGTATTTAATATTCTTAGAAGATGAATATGGTAACAGTATAACTTCATTAGATGATATGTGTGAAAATGGATGTATTTGTGTTATGCCTCATTGCCACGGACATTGTGGTTCAAGAGAAGGTAATGCAGATTATCTAAATTACTTAGAGAAAACAATGGAACATTTAAAAGCATTTATAAAAGAGAATAACTTATCACCTGCTGGAGACTGGACAGATGAGCAACATAAGTTATATGAACAAGCAAAACCACCGCATTGGACAGAGACTGAAGAATATTTAATATCATTAAGAAAACATCTTGATATAATGAGAAATAATATTATAAATGATATTAAAGTAAATAAAGGCCCTGAAGAGTGCATAATATATAAATAACAACAAAAGGAGACAGTATGGGATTTGACTTATATGGAATGAACCCAAAGATAAACAAAGAACCAGATAAGTATTCTGTTTATAATAAGTATAAGGATATGGACTTTAAACAGAAATGGGAAGAGCTTGATGCTGATGAAGAACTTCAAAAGCAATACTGGAAAGAGCATACAGATTATGAAGAGAATAATCCAGGTGTGTATTTCAGGAATAATGTATGGTGGTGGCGACCATTGTGGCAGTTCGTATGTGAACGGTTTGATGATGTGTTAACTGATGACGATATGGAGCATGGAAACTACAATGATGGGCATGAGATAACAGCAGATAAGGCTATGCAAATAGGTATTGACTTAACCTGTATGCTTGAAGATGGTAGGATAGAAGCTTACAATGATAGATACAAAGCAGAACTCAATGCAATGCCACAGGTGGACTGCCGTGTCTGTAATGGTAACAATCATGGTAACCGTAAAAGGAGGGAATGTCCATCCTGTAATCAAACAGGCTTAGTAGATGATTGGGCAAAATCATATCCATTTGATGTGGAGAATATAAGAGAGTTTGCCGAGTTCTGTTTACAGAGTGGAGGATTTACAATATGCTAGCAACAATAAAAACAAGGAGATGTAAATGATTGAAATAATACAGATTATAATAGGCTTTGTTATTATAGGCTATATAATAGAACTTTTTATTAAAGGAGGCAGATAGTGGATGTTTATGATGAAAAAATAAAAAGACTGAATGAAAAATGTTTAGAGCTTGAAGAGAGAGTTACTTTTCTTGAAGCTACAATATATAAATTCAGAATAACACTTGAACCAGGGAAGGTAGATGCAGACGAGATACAAGAGTTCTGTGAATTAGTAGATGATTACTTTAACTCAATGGAGGCAATAAAAGGTGGAAATAAGATTGGACTTGCTTAAGTGGTCTAAGATGTCAGGTAAGCTTGAAGGTTTACCTGCTCTTAATACAGACACCACTTCAAATAAATTCTGTATAGAACGTAGCAAAGACAAGGATTCAATATGTAATTCCTGTTATTCATGGAATATGTTGAGCACTTTTAGGAAGTCTGCTGTTCCGAGATTTCGTGAGAATAGCAGAATCATTTCTGATAGAGTGCTGGACAACAATGAATTACCTAGACCAATGAGCACAGTAGCTAGATTCAATGGGCATGGTGAACTAATTAATAGAAATCACCTCCAAAACATAGTGAATTTCGCATTATTTTATCCTAAGGTAACCTTTACCCTATGGACAAAAAAACACGGCTTAATTCGAGCATTTTTTAATAAGCACAAAAAACCACAGAACTTGCTACTGATATTCAGTAATGATAAAGTGGACTGTGTTTATAAGAAAGTGCCAAAGTATTTTGATAAAGTATTCAATGTAGTCAGTAAGAAGAATGACTATGTTAACTGTGAAGGCAAATGTATCGACTGCCTGAAATGTTACGATACACAAGACAAATCAGAACAAATAATAGAGGTAATAAAATGAGTAAATATAACCATAAGAAAAACCCAATAGGAGTAACTGAAGATGGAAAACCTATATTGAGCTGGGATTCAATATTCAGGATTCAGGATAGAATGGAAAGACAAGCAAAAGAACAGAAGGAGAAAGATAATGAGTAAAGATTACGTATGGAATAATGAAATATTAGCTGATATAGTTATGACATTGGCTGCAATACCTAATGTTGATGCGTTGCAGGATGAGATACTTAGAGTCTTTGCTGATGAACTACGTAAAGTAGATTCATTGGTTGATGATTTAGGTAGCGCTCTGACAAAAGCACTTGATGAAAATGAAATGCTTAAAGGTAGAATACTTGACTTAGCAGGAAAGGTCAGATAATGAAGAAAACTGAAATAAAACAAATGCTAAAGTTCTGTAATGAGATGAGTAAGGATGATATAATAAATTGGGTTATCGAGACCATAAAAATATATCAGATAGACTCTTACTTATTTTTCTCAGTAATGCTTGAGCAAGACCATATTAGCGATAGCCCTTATAATTGGACAGACTATGCAAATAAGGAGAATGATAATGACTGATGCACTATATAACTTACTGTATATAATAGACATACTTATTTCTGTTGTGTTTCAAATAGGTATACTGTTTTTAATCTACAGTTACATAGAGGTTCGTAAAATAAAACAATAAAATAATAAAATAATATTTGGTATATATAAAATTATTTAATAAATTTGTATATCATTTGTTAGTTATATAAGGAGAGTATATTAAATGAATAAAGAACATACGACATTTTTAGTTAAAAATATTCCAACTAAATTATGGAAGAAATTAAAAATGAGAAACATATCAGAAAATGATGAGAATATTAACGACATAATGCTGAAGCTTATCAACAGCTATGTTAAAAAGGGAGTAAATGCGTGAGGTCTGCGTTTGACCCTGTTGGGCTAGAAGAGTATTACATAGAATACATTAAAAGCAAGAATGATGAGAACTATCAAAACAGATATGTTGGTAATGAAAGCTATTATCATGCAAGTGCTGCTGGTTTCTGTTCAAGGAAAATGTACTATGAGTCTGTTGAAAAAGTTAAGCCAACTAATGAAGTTGAGTCTTTAAGTAGAATCAGGATGAGATTTGGTTCTATATTTCATGATGACTTTCAGCAAGCACTTGTTAACAATTATAATATATATAATAATATAGATAATAATATAGATACTAATATATATAATAAAGAAAAAGATAAAGTATTATCCAAAAAGAAAGTTAAATTTCATGTTGAGCAAGAAATTGTAATACCTGAGTTAAATGTCAGAGGTTTTTATGATATTGTTGCACAGCAAGAAGAGGATGGTGAAGAGAGAGTTTATTTGTATGACTTAAAAACTATTGGTAGCTATCCCTGGAAAAGAAAGTTTGGTCTCGGACAAGATGATTCTTTTGAGAATTATAAATTGCAATTAGGAACTTACGGGATTGCAGTAGAAGAGCAGTTTGGAAGAATTGACGGTATGTATCTATATTTTTACAATAAAGATACGTCTGCAATGAAGAATGTGTTTGTTCATAGTAACTACATTAACTTGGCTAGAAACTATTGGAGAAACATAATAAAAGAGCACGAGAAGGGTGTCCCTCAATTTATGTTGGGTGTGTCACCTGTAGAAAAATGGGCATGTGGATACTGTTCCTTTAAGGACCATTGTAATCCACCTGACTACAAAAACAAGCGAGGTAAATAAGATGGCACAGAGTAAAAGTAAAGAGCATTACTTTAAGGTACTTAGGAAACATGATGTATCTGAGATGGTGGAGAAGAAAGGTCAATTTAGTTACTTGAGTTGGGCAGATGCGGTTGATGTATTACGACAACTAAAACCTGAATCAACTTGGAGAGTAGTTAAAGATGAGCAAACGGGTTGGCCTTATACGGTGACAGAGAGTGGTTGCTTTGTAGAGGTTGAAGTAACTGTTGATGATATTGCTTTATCACAGATACACCCTATCCTTGATAATCGTAATCAAACAATAAAAGAACCTAATGCATTTCAAGTAAATACTAGCATACAGAGATGTTTAGCAAAAGCTATTGCATTGCATGGCTTAGGCTTATATTTGTATCGTGGTGAGGATTTGCCTGATGCTGATGGTTTGACCAAAGAACAAAGTGATGAGCTTACTAAAATACTATCTAAAATTAAAGATGGTGAACTGGTAGGAGACATCAACAAAAAAGTAGCAAGCGGTAAGATTAATAGTAGAAACTATGAAGCTTGCAAGAACAAACTAACAACAATGATAGGAGCGTAGTAATGGCAAAAGCTGAAGAACTATTTGGTGATGAAATATTATTCATACCTGATAGTGATAATAAAACGAGTAACAAAAATAGTGATTGGAAGAGACCTTTAACTAAAGGTGAGTATTTAGGTCACATTAAAGATATAACTACTAGAGAAGTATCTTTTAACGGCTATAAGGCTATGGTTTATAACTATTTCTTTGAAGTTGCAAAAGAAAATAGTGTAAAGACTTATACATTTAAAGATGAAGAGTATAGTGGTTCTGAATACGAGAGCAGAACTATTAAAGGCTCAGGTATTTTCAAATTCTTAACACCTAAAGAAGGTGATAGTTTTGAATCTAACCCATCAGGTAATGATAAGTATTTATTGTTCTGTAAATCTATTGGCGTTGAAGTTAAAAGAGAAGAGCGTGAAATAGGTGGTAAGAAAGTAATGGTTGAGATAATGCCTAGCTTATCTGAAGATGATATACAAGGAAAACCTGCAGTTGCAGTTGTTGGTAGAGGTAAACCTTATACTAACAAAAGTGGTAAGGAAATTAATCCTTGGGAGGTTAAGTTTGTAAAATCTTGGGATGAGGGTGAACAGAGAGACTTTAATTCGGAGATACCATTTTAATGAAAGTAGGTAAATTCAAATCAAAAGTAATAAGAGTATCTAACAGTTATCTTCGTGTTAAGCCAACAACATTGGCTAGATGGATGAAGGTGTCATTAGCTACTATATATAGGCATATAGGTAAGTAAATTGTTATCCTCTTGTGTACGCTTCATGTCCGCAAGACACTTCAGTTATAGCTAACTACCGATAGCTACACAGGGGGATACAATAATTAAAAGGAGATAGTGATGGGAAGAGCCATTGATATGGAAAAAGACATTGATAAACTGAAAGTTCAAGTTGATAGAATAGATGCAGCTTTAGCTAAAGTTATTGATGTTGTAGATTCAATGCAAGATAAAGGTCAGAGAACTACTCATGTAGATTTAGTTGAAGATGTTCATACTGATGTCATTGAAGAAGAAGTAATCGTAACCAAAAAAGATAAGCCAAAGAGTAAGTCTGATGAAAAAGCAAAACGACCCAAAAAAGACTAAGCATTATAGAGCTTATAATGAAAAGAAGCCAACCCACTTAAGGCATCAGGATGTTATTGAATCAATTCCTGAGCATTGTTGGTGGCTTAGGCAATATCTCAAAGGGATATACGACCGAAAGAAATAAAAACAGTTCAATGGGGGTAAGGTTTTATTGTTTATCTATATCTTATCCTTTGTCCTTACCCTCATTTGAATAAAAGGAGAATAAATTGGTAAAGAAAAAACCTACAAAAAAAGAATTTGAAACAGTAGTATCGACATTGATTAATCATGTTCAGGTACTTGAAGAGAAACTTGGTGCACTTGACGGTCTGTTTGGACTATATTTAGAGTGGAGTAAAGATAGAGATAAGTTCAATAAGTTTGTAGAAGATAAAGTTAAAGGGTATCAAGCTAAAAATAACGAACCAGGGGAAACGAAGTGAAAATAACAGAGATAGTAGAAGGTATTATTAAAAGAAGGAAGTGGGCATTGTATGATAAGCAAGACCCAATTGAAAAACTTCCTGTTAGCGGAGAAACTCCATTGTTCAAAGTGAACGAAGTTGAACTGAAATATCTATTACAAGATATTCAATTAGCTATAGATGAAGAGGAGCAAAAATGGAGTCAGAAGGAACAGGGCTTAGATGGAAGTCGTCAGAATACATCGCAGATTGGTTAGTATCGTTTTATCAAGATAGAATGTTATACTATATGGATAATATGGGCAAGAGGACTGATTATAACACAGTTATCACACCTAGATTATTAATGGTAACTATGAAAAGATACGGTCAACTGGTAGAGGAGAAACATGATATTGATAGGAGATTGTCTTAGTAAGTTAAAAGAAATCCCTAGCGAATCTGTTCAGACATGCATTACATCTCCACCTTATTGGGGATTGAGAGATTATGATGATAGTGGTCAACTCGGACAAGAGGACCACCCAGAACAGTTCGTCTCTAAACTTACTGAGATATTTGAAGAAGTAAAGAGAGTGTTAAAGGGAGATGGAACACTATGGTTAAATATTGGTGACACCTATTTTGGAGCAAAGGGTGGCCATTGGGATGGTGGAAATTCCATAACTAATAGTGATACAGGAGAAAAATACAGGGAGCATCGAAAAGCTCCACCAAAGCATGAGTATCTTAAGACCAAAGACCTCGCAGGTGTTCCCTGGATGTTAGCATTATCAATGCAGAAAAAAGGATGGTACTTAAGGCAAGATATAATATGGGCAAAACCAAACCCAATGCCTGAAGCGGTTAATGATAGGTGTGCTAAGTCTCATGAGCACATCTTTTTATTTTCTAAGAAGAAGCAGTATTACTTTGATGCGGATGTATTAAGAGATAAGAATACTGATGCAAGAATGAAAGATGTATGGTTTTTAAATACATCATCATTTAGTGGAGCACACTTTGCGGTGTTTCCTGAAGCTATTCCTGAGAGATGTATCAAAGCGGGTAGTAAAGAAGGGGACACAGTTCTTGACCCATTTATGGGAAGTGGAACAACTGCTTATGTTGCTCAAAGATTAAGTAGAAAATGGATTGGTGTTGAGCTTAATCCAGAGTATGCTAAAATAATTAAACAGAAAACATGTCAAACGGAGTTATTTTGAAAGAGGATAAAGTGAATCATCCTAAGCATTATACTAATGGAGATATAGAGCCTATAGACTATATTAATGGCAATAATATGGACTATTTGGAAGGGAATATAGTTAAATATATCTCAAGGTATAAATATAAAAATGGAGTAGAAGATTTAGAGAAAGCACGTTTTTATTTAAACATGCTGATTGAAAGAGAAAGTAAATGATTTGGGTATTAGTTATTACAATAATACTATTGTATTTAGCTTATGAGAGTAGGAAGCTCTGATGAGATATATTTTACTTATACTGATTATATTTATGTTTAAAGCTGGAAGAGCCATAAATAAATTCGATATAAGTGAAGTAATA